TCGCTCAAGGCCGCGCCATCATCCTCTTCGGACTCTGGCAACTGCGTCTCTTCGGGCGACTGTTCTCCATCAACTGGCAGTATTCCCTCGAGAGCGTTGGCCGCTTCGGCCAAATTCATTGGACCCGCAGGGGCGCTTACTTGTGCTGCCTGCGTGCTCATACGGTGACTTTCTGGGCGCGTTCAATTGCTCGCTGCGCCAGTTTGCCGTTGTCCACCATCTTGGTGACTTCGGTCTTGAACAACTCAATGGCCTTGATCATTGCGTATGCTTGTTCGCGCTTGTCGGCCTCCTCAGGCTTGCTGCCCTTGAATGCCCACAACTGCTCGTTTTCGAGCTTTTCCAGCGCAGCCGCAAAGACCTCGTCTTGCAGCAACTGCTCGGCCTTGCGGCCCTTACGCACTTGATCTTCGTTCATTGAACCATTCCACTATTAGGGTTGATGGGCGGCACTGGTGCCTGGGTCGGCTGCTGCATGGCCTGGGCCATGAGAGCTGACTGCTGGATCAGTGCCTCTCTGTCCATAGCCTGCCGGGCTTCAATCTCGGCAGTGCTAATCTGCACCCCGTACTTTAACTCAAGCTCGTACTTCTTGAGCATTAAGTCCTGGGCGAGTTGATCTCTTCGATAATCATCATCCCGAATCATCTGATCACGCTTCAATTCAAGCTCGGCAGCCTTTTTCTGAATATCGGCCTGGATGGACTCGGCCTGAACCTGGGCCAGCACCTGTTCTGGTGTTGGGCGCTCGGGTTTCTGAGGCGGCATATAGCCCTCGGGCACGTCCTTGAAGTACTGGCTGGCATCCTTGAACCCGGACAATTCCACAATCTTGCGCAGCGTGCGCGAAAACTGGGTCATGGTCACAAATGGGTTATCGGCACCCATGGTGCTCAAGGCCTGCTCTTGCTTTTGCAAGATCATCATCAGACCCTGCAAGCGCTCGTTCACGTCACCCTGGCCCAGACCAATGTTGATCGACACGTCCATGGAGTTGTCCCAGGCGCGGGGGTCGATCTGCACCCACTCGTTGCGCAGCCGCACCATGCGGGGTTTGTCCTGGTGGGTGGTGATCAAGAACAAGATTCCCTTAAAGAGCTTTTTCATGCCCTCGGCCAAGATGCGCGAGGTCAGCTCAATGCGGCCTTGGCTTGCGCTGATGGTGGCGGCCACCGCTGCCTTGGTGCTCGACTGCAAGGCGTCAGCGTTCAAACCCATGGCGGCCTTGCTCATGCCGGTGCGGTCTTCCTTGATCTGGTCCACATAGTCCAGCATGGGAAATGCGGCCTGGCCCACAAAGGGGGTGTTGAATGGCTGCACCATGCCGGGAGCACGCATCCTGATCACGGCACCCGTTTCGTTGTTGAGCACGTCATCGATGTTGACCTGGCCCTCAACAATCGCGGTCCTGGGGTGGATCGACTGGGCCAAAGAGTCCAGCGTGTTGCGCAAAATCTCAGACTTGATCTCTTGCAAATCATGCGTGATATCGAAAATCGACATGGACTCCAGGGGCGAGGTGTGGGGTTCTGGATCGCAGGGAAAGTCCACAAAGGGGATATAACTGGCAGGCAGGTTGCGCACAATGTTGTAGCCAGACCCCATGCAGCAGATCTTGCGCAGCTCGGGGATGCCGTCCCCGTCATAGTCCACCCGAGAGTACGCCTCAACGTACAAAACGCGCTGCATCATAGGGTTGGTCGTGTTGTTGTTGCCCGTGATGTTGTTCAAAGGCTGTCGCGCCAAAAACTCCTCGTTGGAGTCCAGGTCGTTTGAGGTCAGGTTGTCGCGCACCTCATCCTCGTCATAGCCCATGGCGATCAGATCGGCCACGGTCAACATCTGGCGGTGCGCAATGATGGCAGCATCCTCAAAGGACCGTGCCCGGCGATCAATCACCAGCTCCTCTGGCGGCACGGCCATGATCCGCACGCGCCCATCTTTGATCACGCGCTTGATCTGCACGTCATGGATCATGGGCACGGGCGGTGCTGGCTGGCCTGCTGCCATTGCCTGCGCGTTGACCTGGTCGATCATTTCCTGGGAAATTGACGGGTCAGGGTAAGACACAACAATCTTGACCTCGGCATTTTCCTGGGACAAGATTTGCAGGGTCTGGTCATCCAGGCCCGAATACTCTTCAATGCGGACCTTTTCCTCTTCTTCCCACCAGTACTTTGCGATGCCGCATTTGCGCACCAATGCGTCTTTGAACAAGGCATAGGTGGTCATAAACCCGTTGTTGTCAGACGTGAAGATCAGGTTGGCATAGTCAGTTGCCTGCTGCGCACCCTTTACGTCCTCTGGTCCACGGGGGATGTACTCAACAACATTCTCGGTGCTGAAAAACACGCGCATGAGGCTTGGCATCATGGCGCTCACCGTGTCGCGCACCTCCATGGCCACAACCTGGGAGCGCCCCTCTTCCTCATTGCCAAAGGGGTCGCCACGGTAGTACTCGGTGCCCTTGGCGCGAATGGGACTCAGGTCCGAATCGATGTAGCTGATCGCGTCCTCGAGGTCAGACGTGATGATGCCTTGCAGCTCGCTGTCGTCCATCTGCTCGGTGGACGCAATGTCGGTGCTAATTTCCAGATCGTTGATCATATTTTGACTTTCTTCAAAACCACATACATGGACTCAACCGCCCTGGGCGTGCGCAGCAATTGATCTTGCGGCAATTCTAAGTCTGTGCCTGGGCTAAATCTAAACTCCAGGTGCTCCATGTTGAACCTTGAACCCGTCCAACCCAAGTACCAAGCCCATGCACAGTAATAAACCCATGAGTTCTCGTTGAATGCACGCACATGGGTGGGGTCTTGCCAAGCACCCAGACTCAGGTCATAGGGTACTGATATGTGCATCTCGCCACCCATCTCCAGCAGATCCCGGCAATTGGTCATGGCCGCGACCAGGTCATGGATATGCTCGAGCACGTCAATGGCGATGATCTTTGAAAACATCCCTGGCCGAATAGTCACCAAATCAATTGGCGACTGAACCACCTCACCATATGACAATTTGGAAATGTCAACGATCCAGTCAGCGCCAACATCGGCGCGAATATCAGCGTTCACGCACTCAGTGCGCCGGTCCCGGCCAGATCCCAGGTTAAGTGTCAAACCATTGCTTGGCATATTCGGGTCGGTTCTTTCTCAACCATGGCGTTGCCTGCTGAATCAACTTGGCGCCATCAAGGCCAATTGTCTGGCTGCCAACGTGATGCACATATGACCTGGACAAGTAGTGCTGGAACCCGGCGGCCAGCAAATCTGTGCATTGCACGTCATCAGAGTACCAATTCAGCGGTGGATACTTGGCCACTTCCCAGGCCTCACGCGAGATCCAGGCAAAGATGGGAGATGGGCACTCCATGGGCATGATGTGATCTTCCCAGGGGTGCTTGAAGTAGTACAGATCCTCACCAAACGGGTTAGACCTGATGTTTTGCGTAGCCCTGGACGCATCACACCTAGCGGCCACCCAGCCCAGCTTGGGCACCTCTTTCTTGAGCAGCGCCACGTCATCCATCAGTACTTGGTAACTTGTGGGCGTGAGCACAATGTCATCATTGGCCACAACGACAGAATCAAACCCGTCAGCAAAGACGGCATCAATCACCTCGTTGTAGCACTCGCCAAACGTAGACGGTTGGCCGTGGATCTGGTGATCGGCATCATGTGGGCCAATGACTGACTCAGGGCCGCGCAAATAAATGGGCACTTCGCTGGCGTACTCGCGCACACTCATCATCATCATGCGCAAGCACTTGCCCTTGACCGTGGCAACAGCGATGGGTGCGATCAATCCTTACCCTCAACATTGATCGTGATCAGCGACCCCATACCGGCAGAACCCATGTCGTTTCCACCGTACTCTTGGCCATTGTCTTCACCGTCAGCCTGGTCACCACCAGCAACCCAGGCATCACAAGTACGACTCGATGCGCACTTGAAGTCAAAGATCTCGCAGTAACCCAGGTCCCCGGCCTCGATCATGGCCCAAGGGTCACCCTCATCCCCAATGCCCTTGGCGATGCAGTCAAGCATTGACTTCTCTTGATTGAATGCGGCGCAGTTACCGCAAAGACAGGTCTTAGCGTCTTTCTCGCTCACTTCCCAGGTGTTTGCCTTTTTCATCCAAAACTGCTTATTTGGCAGTGCCGGGTTCTCAGGGCCGTACTCTGCCGAATTGATGGCCTTGCCACGGTTCTTCAAGTTCACCGTAATGTCTTGAGTAGCCACCGGGCACTTGGCGCCGTTGGCCTTCATCATCTGCTCGGCTGCGCGTTCATAGTCTTTAGTTGCCATATGTCCTCACCATTTCAATTTATTCACCACTTAACGCGGTCTGCCCAGTATGCCGCGCTCATCTTGCCCTTGGCAATGTTCTTCGCGTGCCTGGCCTTGAAGGCCTCGTTTCTCTTGGACCCATCAGGGGACCCAGTCACACCCTGCTGCCCAAACCTGATGAGCTTGACCTCGTCCCCAGACTTCGCCAGCACCGCATGACTCTTGGTCTTGTGGCCAGGCGTGCGCTTGGGCGTGTTGTAGCCTGAGAACGTCTCAGATCCGCGCTTGATCATTTCTTCTTGGCCACTTTGGCCGTCTTGGCTGCCTGCTTGAAAGCCTTGGCAGTGGGAGCGCCTGGCGAGCCAGGCTTTCTCATCTTCTCTTTGGAGCCAGCCGCAATGCGTGCCTGCTTGGCGTGGATATTGGCGTACAAACCGGCCTTCATTTCATCGCCTTCTTGGGCTTGATCTTGGCCTCGGACAACGCAATGGCAATGGCTTGCTTGGGGTTTTTCACAACCTTGCCGCCCTTGCCTGAATGCAAAGTCCCAGACTTGTACTCGCCCATCACCTTGCCAACCTTCTTTTGCGCTTTGGTCATCTTCACAGTCATTGCTCCTTGAAAATAGTTTGTTGGTTGACGTATCCATCAGCCGTAGCGTCTATCCGCAGTTTCTGTGAACGGGTAAGGCCAACCAACACGGCTGGGGACTGTCCTGCTTACAGCTAACCTCTCGGGCTCCGGCAGGTCGGAAATGGTTAGCCTTGCAATCCCCATGCGTGTTGACGCCCCCCAATTATGCAACCCTTGGCAGGTTGCGGCGCAAAGGCTGCGACCACTTGGCAGACCCAGCCGACCCGTACATCCCCACAACGGCGTCAGACGCAAAGGTCAAACAAAACGCATCTGCCCGGTCAGGGGATGGCAGGCCGCGCTTTCTGATCTCGTCTTTGCCCTCAATCTGGATCTTGCCGCTGGACGTGAACGAATACCGCACTGTGGCCAACTCAGCGATCAACGCCTCATCTTTGGGCATCCGACAATCCCGCGCCTCAAGCCAAGCCTTGGCCTTGTGCCAGAGTTCAGCTTTCAGATTCCTGTAAGTATTGCCCATGGCAGGACTCTCGGCCACATTGATCCCGCGAGCCGGTAACCCCAACTCCCGCAGCCGGTCAACAACCCCAGCGCCCAAACCAATCGAGTCAACCAAGATCTCTTGCGGCCTGGCGCTTGGCATCAAGACTTCCCACTCAGCCACAATGGCACCCGTGAGTTGCATCAAATCCAAGTTCTTCCACGTCCTGATGGGTTCAGTGACAGCATTGCCCTGCCTCTTACACAAGGCTGACTTATCAGAACCAAACCTGGCAACGTCCAAGCCCCACACCATCCTGGCGTGCTGACTCGCCTCAACATCCCGATTGGAGGCCATCTCCAGCAACTCCATGGGGATCACCGTGTCATCGTCACTGCGCGGGAATTCACCCAAGACGCGAATGCGGTAAGCATTGGACTCTTCACTGTAACGCGCCTTCATCTCCTCAATGTAGGCCTCGCTGACTTGAGGTGAGTCAGCGCACGCTACCTTCATAGTCACCCAGTCATCAGCAAGTCTGTTGTGGGTGTCGTAGAAAAATCCTGAGCTGCGCACCGGGTTGCCCAGCAGCAAGGTGACAGCATTGTGTCCAGACATGGAGCCACCAGCGGCCTCGAATACCTGTTCTGGAATACCCGATGCCTCATCTCCCACCAGCATCACGTTGTCGCTGTGCACGCCTTGCAAGGCCTCGGGCTGCTCGGCTCTGGATGTTCTCGCTGAAATGAAGGCCTCGGTGGCGGCATCCTTGACCTCGATGCGGTCTTGTTTGACCTCGAGCTGATCCTGCAAGAGCTGCGGCATGGCCTTGATCCAGCGCTTGAGTTCCGCAAACAAGGCGTCATACAACTGGCTGCTGGTGGGGGCCGTGACCACAATCTTGACCGGGAACCGTAAGTGCAAATACCAAAGCATGGCCCAAGCGCCAGCGGTTGATTTGCCAACGCCGTGTCCAGACCTGACAGAGATGCGGCGGTTGCCCTTGGCAATGTGCATCAGAAATTCAGCCTGCCACGGGTCAGGCGTGACGCCCAGCACTTCTTGCACAAACCTTACAGGGTTGTTCTTGTAGAGTCTTACGAATTCGACAAACGGGTTCTGGTTTGGGTCGAGCGTTGTCTCAATTTTTTTAATTTTTTTTGGGACGCTGGGCGCGATGGGGGTTGGGGTAGGGGGGTGGGTCATGGTCGGTGTTTCTCAAGGTGCTGCGTCAGCCTGCCCCCGCCGCGAGCGCGAAGGGGGGGTTCGGCGCGGCCAGGCTGGCCAGGGTCAGCGCCACCGCGGCCAGCAGCCTGTGCGCAACTTGCACGCGCCTGTGAATTGCTGGTTAGTGACTGCTTGCGTGCAATGCGGCATGGATGCTGGAATCTGCTGATCGTTACCAAAAGCCTAATCGTTACATTGTCCATTATGTTAAGTTATTCCATGCGTGCTCTGGCAGTTATGCACAGAAATGACAGTTATCCACAGGCAACCAGTGCTGATCTGTGGATAAGTTGTCACTTATTTGCCTTCGCCTGTGGATAACTCGGCCTCGATGACCTCGGCATGGCGCAGCGCGTCCATGCGCATCGAGTGAATGTTGACCTGGATCGCTGCCTGTTTGGTGCCATAAACGCTTGGTTTCCACTTCTCAGCCAGCCACTGGCGCGTCTGGATGCGGACGCGAGCGTGCGCGGCGTGCTCCGGATCGGCGCTGTCCGCTATCGCCAGCGTCTCGCACGCAAGCTCATCGGCGGCCTTGGCGCGCGCACGCGCAATCATATCATCGCGGTCATTTTCCTCGATCCACTTCTCAAGCGCCCTGCGCCCGATTCCAAGCTCATAGCAGATTGTGCTGATCGGCTTGCCTGCCTCAAACATGGCAAAGACCATATCCTCGGGCAAATCCTCGAGCAGCTCGAGATCGCGGCGCATCTTAGGTCTTCCAGCCATGTTTTTAGCCCCTTCCAGCGCTTTTTACGCGCCCAAGTACCCAACCCCAGCATTTGGCACAAAGTGCCTTAAATCGCCTGATTTTGTCCATGCTTGAATTTCTCCGCTGTTTTGCTGTCAAACATTTTAGGTGCCTTCGTTGGCGCTGACAGATCCAGGTCATTGACAAAATCATCAAAGCCCGTCTCACCCCCCAACTTCTCCACATTGACCACCACCGGGTCAAACCTAGCGTACCTGATCTTTGCCTCGACCACTGCCTGGTTGATCTCAGCCTCAATCAGCAGCTCGATCTCCTCCATGGACCAAACGTGCTGGCCTTCAACGTCTGGACGGTTCTCGCGATACCAGACCGCATCTTGCTTGGTTGCGACCACCACCATCAGTTTCCCATCTTTGCCAACGTGCTCAACCGCGCCCACGGCAGGCCGCACAGGCACTGCGTGCTGGACTGCCCAGGCCTCGAGCGCCTGATACGCCCTGACCATGCCTGCTGCTGACTTCTCAAGCCTTTCACTGTCCCTGGCCTGACAAGCCTGCCAAACCCTTTGCTGTTGCTGCCAGAATTTCTCCCGAAACCCTAGATCAACTAAAGTACACAATCTATCAGTACCCCATTTTCGATCCTGATCCACCTTAACGCGCTCAATTTCAGCCAACCATGATGCCTGCCTGATCTCAAAATCGGTCGCCGGGAAATCTGGCTTGACCCCACGACCTGGCATCCGACTTTTGCCCTGACCCACCTGACCCTGTTTTGCGCTCATCCTTTTACCTCCAATCCATTAATCATCAATTTGCTAAACACTACACCAACAAAACACCACACCACACACCACACCACAAACAACCCCTTATAGGGGTGTTTGTGGTGTTTGTGGTGAATGTGGCACCACAACCTCACCACATCTGTGGTGTTTGTGGTGTTTGTGGTGGATGACATTGTCAACGTTCGCATGACTCATTCATCAACCAACGCAGCCAGTTTCCCGGCTTTCAGCAGCGCCTCTGCCTCAAAACCAGTGGTCACGTCCTTACGGTTTGCCCAAACGCTGCTGTTCCTGATGGTCCCGAATCCACTCTTTATGACGTGATCCTTGGCCCTTCCCCAGTACGTTGCGAGCTGGTTTGAGGTCACATCTGACCCGATCATGGCCGTGAATTCGGCCTTCCACTGCTCCAAACTGATGGTGTTTTTGCGTCCCTCTGGCGTGTCCATAATGGAGCCAAAGGTTTTAATTGCAACAATTAGTGACTTCTCAGCAATCTTCTGTTTTGCGCCAATTGCTTTGCCTTTTTCTGGCTTATTTTCTGCGTCTGCTGACCTCATCTCGCCAACCTCTGACGCCTCAATGACCAGGCTGGAGCCGTTCTCCAGGCCCAGATCTGACCTGTCAATGTCCACCGTGATGGCCTCAAACCCGTACCTCTGACCGTCCTCACCGTCCTTTTGCTTGGACATGAGGATCAAGCCTTTGGTGGTTTCTGGAAACCGCATGATCTCCATTTGCGTGTCCACGGCACCCAGCAGACTGGAGTGCCCACGCAGTCCTTTTGTCGTGTCCTTGCCAGCGTGGTGCAGCAGCATAAGTGAGCACCTGTACCTGTTTTGGATCTTTCCCGTGGCCTGGATGAAGGCACCCATGTCATCACTCGAGTTCTCATTTCCCCCGCCAAATGCTCTGGCCAGGGTATCGATGATGATCATGCGCAGGTCGACACCCAGTTCCTTGACCAGCTCATCGATGGCCGAAATGAGCGCCAAGAAATCATCAACGCTTGATCTGAGGTTGATCTGGGAGCGCACAACGTACACCTGTGCATCATCTGGCGTGTTGTGGTGCTGCTTGATGGCTGCAATCCTGGCACCGATACCGCCATGACCTTCGCCGGCAATGTATAGGACTGGCCCGGTGCCGTTGATCTTGTTTCCCAACCAGTCACGGCCTGATGCGATGCACTCGGCAATGTCCATGGCAATGAATGACTTGAATGACGCTGGCGGCCCATACAGGGCCACAAAAGACTTCTCAGGGATCACGCCTTCGATTAACCAGTTGACGGGTTCATCCTTGACTGACTGCCAGGACTCGATCTTGAAGGGTTTGTAAGGTTCCTGGGTTTTGGGTTCTGCAACCTGTTCGGCAGATTCGGCAAATGGTTCTGCAACTGAGCTTTGCGGTGCCGCCACCAATCTTGCCGGGATCGTTACATCATCTTGCGAGGTCACCAATGGGCTGACCTTTGCCAATTCGACCAGTTCTTGCCTGGTGCCGCCCAAGACGTTGACCCATTCCCAGGCATCATCTGTTGCCGCTTCAACTGGCAGGTCCAAGATCCTCAAGGACTTCACCACCGGGACCAAGGCTGCGGCCACCTTGTGGGCGTACTTCCAACCCGCCAGGTCGTTGTCTGGGACCATGATGACAACTGCCCCAGCAAAATACTGGGTGATCTCCTCGGGCCATGACCCTGATCCCGCATGAGCACTTGTGGCAATGACTCCAATTGATACCAAGGCATCGGCTGCCTTCTCGCCTTCGGTCAAAAAGATGGTCCTTCCCGCAGCCTTTGCGTTCAGCAGTTCGGGGAATCGATAGGGCACCAGGCGCGTGTCTTTGAACCCTGGAAACCTGGCATGGGTTCCATCTGGCTGTTTGACGCAGCGCATGAGCTTGTAATCTTTACCCTTGGCCGTGCTGGTCTTAAATCTCTGCTTGACAAACAGCGGGTCCCCATACTCGTCAACATAAACCCACTCATGCTCAAGGACTGGTGCCTGGAGCGCAGGCAGTGGCTTGATCGATGCCAAAGGGTCACGTATCTCAATGTCTGGCAGCAGCCCGTAATCCCTGATGGCCGCAAACACTTCATGCTGATCGCAACCAGAGTGGCACTTAAAGAGGGGTTTGCCGTCATCTCCATCACTGATGGAAAGACTCGGGTTCTTGTCTCCATGGCCCTGTCCATGCCCTGGCAATGGGCAACTTGCCAACCATCCTTTGCCAACTCTCTTTGCGTTGCCAAGCGCCTTTGCTATTTGTTCGGCTTGCATTTCTTCTCCAATTTCTTGAGCCGTTCTTCTAATTCGTACACCCGCCGTGCCAACATGAGCACCAGCAGTTGCCAGAATTCTTCTTTTGATTCCATGAGGGAAAAAAAAGCCGGGGACAAAGCCCCGGCCCTTAATTCGTTACGTCTTAAAACAGATCCTCGTCAGAGTGAACGGGGATAGGCGCAGCGTGCGCAGCCTTTGCGGGTGCAGGTGCCGGTGCTGGGAATGGATCAAACTCGTCAACGGGTGCAGCAGCCTCTGCATCCATTCCTGCTGGCCTGTCAATCCAACCCGTCACGGTGAATGCCGGAATGCGGGTTGTGCCCTTACCGATCTTCTCCATGCGCGAGCCGGTGTACTCGATCACCGGGAGCTTGTCTAGGTTTGTACCAGTACGCTGTTCAGCACATTGCTTGTACAGGGCCTCAAGTCCCATGTTGGGGCCAACGCCATTGCTGGACCACTCCACAGTACCCAATGCCTTGGAATAAAACTTCACGTTGAACCCGCGTTTATGGTTTGCGCTGGGCTGCGGACCCTTCTTGCCCAGGGCTACATCAGGCTGCCAGTCACGCACGCCGACTCCCAGCTCGAGCCAGCCTGTTTGGACGTTGTCAATGTCAAAGACCACTTTGCCCAATTGGATCTCTCCATCGGCATTTGTCCAAGCATTGGCCTGGGGGGAAAAACGAATGTAGGAGCCTGAGCCGCCACCAGAGGACAGATTTAGCATTTTGCTTTCTCGCTTTCAAGGTTGTGTGTCAATTGACACGGTTGGGGGAATGGGATTATTGGGCAAACTCTACTGCGCGGCCTAGAGTCAAACCCGATGATTCTTTTGTGGTGAGTTCATCCACCATGGCTTTTTTGTCCTTGCCCAGGAGCTTTTCAGCCACGGCAGGCGTCACCATCTCTGTCAAGACCAGTTTGGACTTGTCGATGCCAGCGTCAGTGAGCGCTTGCAAGGCAGCAGCCTCATCAGTCCATTTGCGTGTTGCACGCTTGGGCACCATCTGCCAGCCATGAATTGAATCACCTTTCCTTATGCGTTGCACTGCGTGATCTCGCACTGCGTCAATGAATTTCTCAACCACTGGCGCGCGCTCCAAGAGGTCAGCGATCTGCTCAACTGATAGGGTCAGCATGACGGCCTGGATCTGTTCCTTGTCCAGTTTTGTCAGGTCAGGCTGGGCTGCCATCACGGCAAAACCTTGCTGCTGGGCCGGGCAGACAACCTTGGCCAAACAGTACTGGCAGGCCTTGTCACTGGGCTGGGGTTGAGAGTCTGGATTGGAAACCGCCTGCACCGCGGGGCGCAAGGTGTTTTGATACCAGTTCCAGAGTTCCTCATAGGTCATTGAGTGGCTGCGCACGTCACCATGGTGTGGCTGCACAATGCGCAGCTCAATCTGCCCAGGCGGTGGGATACCGTTCTTTGAGGCCGATCTGATGGCCCCCAAGGCGTAGATCTTCAACTGATCAGAGTCAGCGTCCACCCAGCCCTTGCCCGTCTTCAGATCCGACACAATGAGTTTCCCGGCACCAATGCCAACAACGTCAGCAGTCCCACCCAGCTTGAGCGTGTCGTTGTCCAGCACCGTGACGTACTGCTCAACCTTGACGTGCCCCAGTTCCTCATGCACGCGCTTGATCTCATCGAGGTGGAGCTGGGCATAGTCAGCGTTTGCCTGGGTCATGGTGATACCTTCCACCGCCTTGCCGACATAGTCATGGGGGTTTGAGCCAGCCTTGAAACACAACTCAGCCAGGGCATGGATGGCCGTGCCAATCTGCGCAGCCTCCCCGGCAGGTTCTTGCTCGATGCCTTGGGACAGGCGCACGCTGGCCGGGCAGGCGATCCAGCGCGATGCTGCACTGGGTCTGAGGATTATTTTTTGCTCCATGATTCTCTTTCTGCATCCTGTTCGTTGATGAAAATTGTGTAGATCAATTGCCGCACCTCATTGCTGACTGCGTGCCCTAGGTCCTCGGGACTGAGCATCCGACTCAGCAGCAGCGTCTTGTCCTGGTTGGCGCGCCGGGCCTTCTCGAGTTCCTGGGTGAGCCAGACGATCTGATCCCTCATGGCTTTGCGTTCTGCGTCATCCATATCAGTCTCCACAAAAGCACGCAATGGCTTCTTCATTGGGGTCAAACATATCAATTTGTTCTGATGCGAATTGCATCATTGCGGAATAAGATGGGCGGTCGGAACGAAACACCGCACCGCTTGGCTTGGACGCCAACGCCAACGCCAACGCCTCCATTTTGGCCCACCAGATACCACGTTCTGGCTTTTCTGCAATTAGAGATAGCACCTGTGCGCCACCCTTTAAAAAGCAAAGATCACAGTTCCCATGCATGGTCACGCCATTGTTGTTTGGCAGCATAAGGTCGAAAGAGTGATTGCGCCAGAATTCGCCAACAGTCTCTTTTGTCACGCCAGCAGTCACCAGTGGAATCCTTGACTTGTCGGCAATCTTCGCGGCACGTCTTTGCTCGTCAGCTCTCATGCCAACCCAGTCCATGGTTTCGTTATGGTCATCCCAGCCAATTGACTTCAAGTACTTGTGAATGGTGCGAATCTTCAACTCTGACGTGCAAAATCTTGTCACCGGGTTGGGCAGATACTGACGCTTGCGAATGAGCGCCTCGAATGGTTCACCATTTCTGCTGGCGGTTTCAAAGTCAACGCGCACAAAGGCAGGGTCTGCATCGCGATACTCAACCCAATGGATCTCAACGCCCCATTTGTCAGAGCAGGCCTGGACAAACCTTAAGGTGGCCTCATCCTCTTTGCCAGTGTTGGCAAAGCACACAATGGCCTCCTCTGGCAGTTTCCCGCCGTGCTCTTGCAGCACCCGCCAAAGCATATATGCGCTGGTCCTGCCACCGCTAAAGCTGATGCAAGTTGGGCCATCAATGATGAATGGGCTAGCCATGTTTACACCCCCAATGTGCAATGAGTGCAGCGTCAGCACGGCCATCATCTTTGACGCGCTTGAAGAAGTATTCGTAATTGGGGAAAAGCTCCATTGCCCTGGCCCGGCTGGCATCTTTGCCAGGGCCACGGCCAACACCCTTGACCCAAGTGGCAGGTGCCACAAAGGTGACGGGCATCTTGAGCGCTGCCAAGATTCCCTCGATCATCCCGAATGACCGGCCAAACGAAAAGACACTTGTCACGCCCTGCCCGGCCATGGCTGAGACGCGCTCAACGTAAACATGGCAGTCTTTGCCTGCGTACAGGTTCAGCAGTTCGGCCAGCTCATTTGCGCTGACCTGCCGCTTTGCCTTCCCATTTCTGTCCACAGTCATGGTGGGCATATCAAAGACCTTGAGTGAGTCATCAGAGATGATGGCCACAGCACCAGACAGACCTGGGTCGATGCCAATGTGCCTCATTTGAGCGCCTCATCCATGGCCTTGTTGAGCACTTCAAGCCTGGCCGCTACCAAGGCATCAGTGGCGTCATTGAGGCGCTTGACGCTGTCATAAAGGGGCTTGGTGCGGCCACTGAGCCAGCGACTGACCTGGGACTGGTCGATCTGCGCGACCCGGCACACGTCTGCCATTGTGTAGCCAGCAGCGCTGGCCTTGACCAGCACGTCTTTGATGGGGTTGTCGGTTGTTTTCATGTCTTGGATGTTAACCCCAAATTGACAACTTGTGCAAGACCATGAAAAAATGGGGGCCAGACAACGCTGCCCAGCCCCCTAAGTGGCAACCGCATCGGGTGGAGTGCCCGGTGCAATCAGCGGGAGGATGAACCCGCCGGGTTGATTGTACGGGTGGAATAGTTGAGTGTAGCGTAGGGGATTTGATGAGATAGTCAATCGGTGTATGATCCGCATATCAACAACCCAACCAGGAGAAACGAAATGGCAGAAGTACAAGCAACCATCGGTGACCGCAGCAAGGTTGACTGCATCATTGTGTATGCCGGTGAGTTATGGCGCATTGTCGGCATCGGCGCGGAGCGCAATGGCAGCACCTATTGCCATCTGGCAAACCTCACCCGTGGTCGTCAGCAAAAGAATGGGTGGATGCCCATTCAGATGGGTGACTGGATCGACAGTGCCGTCATTGCGCGTGCAAAGCCTCGCTGAGAGGCCAACCATGTACCAAGAAGATTATGAAGAGTGGCGGTGGGGACAGATCCTCACCCGCCGCGCAGATTACAACCCTGATGATGAACCCCCAGTAGAGGATGAAGAAGATGACGATCAGTGACTTTTGCCGGGTTCCTCGGACCATGCGCGAGTGCCTCGATGAGGGGTTCACAACCCATCAGGTGTACAACGCGGTGCGCAAGAATGAGTTGTTAAACGTCAACCGCAAAGACGCCTGGGGACGCACCAAGCGAGGACCTGGACTCTTTGTTGTGCGTGATGAGTCCATGCGCCTTGATCAGCTTATCGTGTCCACCAAAGACCTTGCAACGGCCCTCGCGGCCTGGAGGTGATCATGCCCAGACCCAAGAGTGAGATGACAAGTGTGGCCGTCACGGTGAGCGCCAGACTGATCCCGGCGCACTATGCTGAATGGAAACGTCTTGGCGGCGTCAACTGGCTGCGCCAGCAGCTGCGTGAGTCAATTCAGAAACATAAGGAGCAAAGCAAATGAGCGCATTTAGGTTTGGTGTTTTCTTGGCGGTGATGCTGCCATTCATCGGGTTCCTGTGCCGGGTGGCCGTGGAGCTTTTCCTTTATGGGTATCACGCGCTGTGAGTGGCTGGCGCAAGAAACAAATTAAGGAGCAAGAATCAATGAAACCAATTGCATGGCATGACCCGTCTAATGGCGTGGTCAGCACAGACAGAGACTGCCCTTTGTTCACCCCGCTTGGTCAAGTGTGGCCTCTGTGTTTAAAGCGCACATGGGTTGGGCTGACTGATGAGGAGATTGAAACCATTGCCGATAAGGTCGCAAACGAAAATTTTGTTGGGGTAGTGCCAAACTTTAGAGTGCGATTTGCGAGATCCATTGAACAAGCATTAAAGGAGCGCAACCAATGAAAGCGCCGCCACCAAGCAAAGACTTGTGCCTGTTGATGGCCAAGATTACTTACCCCCGCGATGAAAAGCTCAGTTGGACTTGGCTATTCGCTTGGGGATTCCATGAGGCATATGTCGAGGGTTGGTATGAAGGAGTGAAGTTATGACACAAGATGAAATCATTGCACTTGCAAAGCAGGTTGGTTTTCCAATACAGCACCCACACTGGCTAAAGGCGGCTGAAGAGTTTGCCGCATTGGTTGAAGAAAAAGCCACAGCAATAGAGCGTGAGAGGTGTGTGAAAGAGTGCAAAAAGTTGTTCAAAGTTTTTTTGTCTTCTAAATATGCCACTGGGCAACCATTGTCAAGTTTTAAGGAGCGTCATGCTGTTGCGGCGTGTATAGAGGCAATCGAAGCAAGGGGACAAGCATGACACCACAACAACTAAATGCCATGAAGCTGGCGCTTGATTTGGCGACCATGCACCACACGGATGACGGATATGCCGAACTACGAGCGAAAGTAAGGTCTGCCCTCAATGAAGCATTGGCAGAACACGCCATGCGTGAAGTGCAAAGGCTTGGGCAAGAGATTGAGCAAGAGCCTGTGGCGTGTATTGGGACGCACGGCGAATTAATGTGGCTGAACAAACCAAATGTCATTTACAGCAAACCACAACCGCTCTACACATCCCCACCACAGCGCAAGCCGCTGACAGATGAGCAGATTTACATGAACTGCCCCAATTGGTTAAGCCAAGAGCAATGCAAAACATGGGTGCGACAGATTGAAGCCGCACACGGCATAAAGGAAAACACATGAAAGCACGACAAGTTTTCCACGCACTGATGTCATCAAAAGGCTACACCGAGGCCGACCTGGCCATGACAGGCGACAAGTACTCTAATCCCGCCATGCAGGGCAGATGGAATTATTTCCTGGCAGGCTGGGAAATGAGAGGCGTGATGCCTCAAGAAATGAGAGGTGTCATTTGATCACGCAACCAACCAAAAGGAGTCCCATCATGGAAAACAACACAACCCGAAAATTCCCCAGGACCTTCACAGAGGCCTTTCCCAACTCACTTGAGAATGGCGCGGCCATTGAGATCCACGTCCATGAGTGCAGCACCGCTGAGAAGATCATTCGCGTGATCAGTCTCATTGGCCTGATCGTGGTGGCATTGGATTGTTTGGTTTGGAGGGTTTAAGCATGAACAACGATCCAGCATTTCCAGTGTTTCCAGAAACAGGCGCCGGTCATGCGGCAGCATTTCAAGGCATGACCTTGCGCGATTACTTTGCAGCCAAAGCGATGCAAGGGCTGCTTGCTCAGTCTCAGGGAACCGCCCTTGGTAGCCCCGTTGAAAAAGCGGCTGAGTACGCATACGCGATGGCAGACGCCATGCTGAAAGCGAGGGAACAATGAGCGAATCCATGCAAAACCAGATCGACCTCGAGGTCAACAAGATGCGTGCCCCTGGCGGCATGGCAGGGGTCATGCTGAACCGCCATGAGTATGAGCAACTCATTCGCAAGGCCATCACCAATGGCACCTTGATCGGGTACGTTCATGGCGAGACATTCACCCGTGAGCGCATGGAGCGCAAGTACCGGGACATGGAGCATGAAAACCAGCTCTTGCGCGAGAGGGTCAAAGACCTTGAGCTTGAAGTCATTGCCGCTGCCAAATGAAATCAACCCGGCTGCCACGTCTCATCAAGGCAATCACTGACATTGGCATGACCACGACAGAGATTGCTGAGACGATCTATTGCACGCCCAGGTCGGCCAGGATGCTGGTTAAAAGACTCAGAGACGATAACCTGGTCCATATCCAGCAGTGGGTCAAGCTCGATGGATACCACAACCCTGTGGCCGTCTATCGGTATGGCATCGGGGTTGATGCCGTGAGGCAGCCACCTGTCAGCTCAACAGACAGAGTGCGCAAGTGGCGGCGCAAAGAGTCACTCGATGACAAGGCATTCAGAATGGCCCGGCAGCGTGGCCGCAGAGTAAAGATTAAACGTGATCCGCTGGTGGCGGCTTTTTATGGGAATGGATATAGCAACCCAGATGATTGAGGTTGCGGCGTAGGTTCTGCTGCCAGCAGATCTGGCAGTGCAACCCCCATTGCCGTTGCAGTTGCCACATCTTTGCGGAATGGGTCAAATGCGGCAAAACGTGAGCGTAAATCAGATGGGTTGAACATTAATCTTTCTTTTCCAATACTTACGCCTGTATATCCTCTATTAGCTAATTCTTCTTTTGTCATTTTTTTCCAAAGAGGAACATCCATACCTTCTTTGGTTTGATATTGTTCAAGCATCTGATCTGCAATTGCAATTCTTTCATCATCACTTGCTAATTTTCCTCTTGCCATTAAAGGAAGAGTTCTTGCGTTTTCACCTTGTGCATATATTTCCGCATATTTTGGTGTTGTAGCTGTATAAACACCAGCGCCATATTTTCCTTTGACAGATGGATTTATTGAAGTGAAATTAACATCAGTTGCATGATAAACAGGGGTATCAAACCCCATCGCCTGCGCTCTCATCTCAGGCGTATTGTTCGCTGGCAAACCTAAACCACCTTCACTGACAGGCAGTGCGGCCCGTTGCTGCGCAAGATCTAATGCTGCCTGTTGGGGGTAGGGGGATCTTTGCGCTCTTCCAAGAATGTCAAGAGTTACAGACTCAACAAGCATTGCCTCTTGATCTTGGTCTGATGGTTTATATTTTTTATACTGAGCATTAACCATCTTTTCAAATTCTTTTTCGCCAACCAAATCAATTGATTGCTTCACTCGATCAACAGTAGGAATGTCTTTGACCTTGAGCATTTCCTCCATCGTTAACTCTGGTTTGTAAATTCCTTTGTTCAGATTAAGTGGATTAATACTCTTCCCAGGCGGCACAACATACATTGGCTGCGGCGTGATCGGACCCAGCAAACCACCTTCACCCATCATGGCCCGGTTGACCTGACCAGCAGCCAGGCGACCATAACCCTTCAACGCTGGGCCAATGACTGGTATCGCTTGCAGCAGACCACCGCCAACAAGGCCAACTTCCGCAGCTTGCTGGGCAGCTCGTCTTGTCTCTGGGTCATCGAATATGCTGTAACCCAACTCGTCAGGCGTGGAGCCTAGAAGGCCCTGCATGAACCCGTAGGTGCGCGGGTCAGCAATGTCTGAAACATTGCGTGCCTGGGCGATCTGACGCGCTCTGGCACCCTGTCTTGCGATGTTCGGGTTTCCTGTGTATGCCTCTGTCGCCATCATTGCACCTTAGTCTGCCAGTAAGCCGGGAACCAATTGGCCTGCGCTGGTGGAGGTCCCAGCAGCACGGGTTTGCTGTTGCAGCGCACGCTGACGCAGTTGATCCATGAGTGGGGTCAAGCCCAACAAGAATTCTTGCTGTTGCATGAACCTCGGGTCAAGCACGCTGCGAGCCACTTGCTCTGCCACATTCTCATTCATGCCTTGCAGACGTGGTCCAAGTTGGCGCATCAAGTTCATAGCACCACCAGTGATATTGCCACCAACCATCTGGGCACCGGCTTGCAGCATCTCTGATGGTGACTGAGCAGTTATTTCGGCAACATCTTGAGCCAATGGAGTGGTAACTGAATTCCCCTCAATTTTCCCCCTGGTCACGGCCATCTGGCGCTCACGCTCCAAGTTCTTGATGAATGCCTCGTACTCGCCTTGCGAGTTGAAAACAGTGCGCATACGGTCACGCATCTCACGCGAGTTGAGGAATTTGTCAGCGATGTTGGCCGTCTCGCGCATCCCATAAATCTCGTCACGCAAAGACTGAACCGCGCCAAGGCGATACATCTGCTGCTCGGCATCCCCTGGGAATTTCTTGATCTCACGGTTGATCTCTGCCGGGGTCTTCTTCAAGAAGTTCTTTGAACCCAGCTCAAGCGCGTCTTTGAGTAGGGATTCGCTGGAGAACGTATCCAGAGCTTTGCCGTAAACAGGCACTTGATCTGTGATGGCATTGCGCAAAGATATACGCAAATTATTTAAATCATCAGCCTGTGATGTTTTGCCAGATAACTTGGCATTGTTTGCAAGACCACCAACATACTTGTAAGCCTTATCCAACATCAGCATTGAGTTGTCTGGCAGATCTGCATACTCAGGCAGTCTGCGAGCCTCACTAATGGCGTACTGAATGTCTTTCGACTTTTTCAGCAAATTGTCAATGGCAAATGAATTGATCTGACCGGCATCATATGCTTGCTTATACAGTGGAGAGGCCAACAAAGATCTGCGCTGAATGATCTCATCTGCCACCTCACCAATGTCACGCGCACCAATGGCCGTCAAGTCAGTAATGTCTTGAGTAATGCGCGGCCCAGCGCCTGCTGCACGCTCGGTCAGCATCTGACGCACCTCTGTCTGTGCGCCTTGTGGGATTGCCATTGACCCGCGTGCCAGGCGGCGCATGGCCTCACCACCAATGTCAGCCAGCGTCTCATCTCTGGCCCCCAGGGTACGCACCACGGCAGCCTGGCGTGCCGCCAACTCATCTGGTGAAAGACCCTCTTGGGCCAACTTTTTGGCGATCAGTTCACGCGCCTTGGTGGCAGCGTCAACAGGTTGCGTCATGCCAACGGCCTGTGTAAATTTACCTACACCACTACCAATGGCACTGGTCACTGTCGGTGCAGCAGCACCAAGAACACCACCAAACCCAGCGCCAACAAGTCCACCCATGACCCTGCTCTCAGGGCCGCCAGTGGCACCGCCAGCCCCGGCAGCCGCACCTGATGCAGCGCCATAGCCCAGACCTCTGAGAGTCATTGAGCCAAGGGTCGGCAAAGCAGCAGCCGTGCGAGCTGCTCCGGTAGCGGCAGCGGGTGCCGTGGCACCTCCAGTGAATGGAGCTGCAATCAAGGCCGCAGCCGTAGGCAGCAAACCGCCGACAAGCTCACCCGTGAAGGCGCGGCCAGGGTACTGTTCCTCGTACTGCTTGATTCCAGCGCGGACTCTGGCCAGTTCTTTCTCGTATTGCGACTGCGGTGCCTGACCAGTCACCAAACCACTCAAGGTCTGCTGGGCATCAAAAGCGCTCATGCCTTTGGACATTAAGGCACGCATTGCGGCCTCAATCTCGTCAGCAGTGTTGAACGTCAAGCCTTGAAGTAAGGACCGGCCAAAGCCTGCATCAATGGGTGGGCCGCCAACCTTTTTGGCGCTGGCGACTGCTGACTCAAACCGTGTTGGGGTGTAACCCTCAGTTTTTAGGTATCCAACAACATCGGCCTCAGTTGCATTCTGGGCCTGCATTCTGCGCACGTTCTCTTGCACGCGCTCAATGTTAGATGTAGCCATTATTTGGCCCTCGGAACAAGGTTAAATCTGTCGTAGAAATTGCCCGACTGTGCAGGCGCAGTGGTTTTTTCAGCAGCGGCAGCACCAGCAATCTGAGCAGGCGTCTTCATGCGCTTGAACGGGTCAAAAACAACTTGATTGGGGTCGAGTTTATAGTTTTGCGCCACGCTTGTATAACGTGCAACCATGTCATCTGACAGCACACGCTGCGACTCAATGATGTTGCGAGCCTGACCCAGAAAATCATTCCTGATGTTTTCACCAATGCGCTGACCATTTAATGCACGGTTGTACATATTCCTGACGGTATCAGCAACGCCGCCGGCATTGGCAGCAGTTGCAAATTCACCCTCACGCACAACTGAGCCGGGATCCAAAACCTTCATAAACCCATAAATCAGTGCAATGTCACCAGCACTTGTGTTGTTCTTTGCGGCAGTCTCAATCTTTTGATATGCCTGCGCCAGTTCAACAAAAGGTTTTGCCTGTGCAGTAAATTCAGAGCGCAGATCTTTCTCGTTGCCAAATGCCTTGCCAGTTCCAGGAATGATGGGCTGGGGACCAGTAGGTGCAGCAGCGCCAGCAGCCGGTGCCGCAGGTGCTCGAGGTGCGCCTCCAGCAACAGGTGGAGGCACAACAGCACCAGGCGCACCAGCAGGCGCAGGCATGGGCGCGGCCAGACCAGCACCTCGGCCAGCGCCACCGACTACGTAGTAACCCGTCTCAGCACCGCCAACCACTTGAGGCGCAAGGCCGACATTGAATTGCTGGCCTGCCGTGACTTTGTTTTTGTCAACCGCGATGACTCGGTCACCCAACTTCTCAAGCACAATTTCTCGCGGAGGTCCAAAGTCAGTGATGGCCTGTAATTTTCCAGACTCATAACGCTGCACCTGGACAGGTTTGCCTTGAGCATCAGTCATCATCATGGGAGTGCCGGTTGGCTTGTCCATCGGGGCAAACTCTGACGGCACAACCTTAAAGCCACCAGTCTTGGTGCGCTGTATTGCCTCGCCTTGAGCGTTGAAGTAAATGTCGCCTTGAGTCTCTTCAAAGGTCGGGGCCAACTTTTCGGCCATTTCTTGGTAACGCTTGGCATCCTCGCCCTTGCCTGATGCGGCCATCAAGTCTGCCAATTGGCGGTATTGGTTGGCCTTGATGACGTTTTGAGGCACTGGAGCTGCTGCCGGTGCAGGTTGCCTGATCATCTCAGCGCGTTGCATCGTAGGCCCAGCAGGCAGCCCAGGCATCGCAATGGCCTGCTCGGGCGTGATGGGCGCACCACGCGCAGGCATCGGTGCAGCAGCACCACCGCCACCAAGAATCTTTGCAATGTTTTCTTGCATGGTCATCTGGCGCTTGTACTCATCCAACTTCTGCCGTGTCAGCAGCTGCTGAATCGCACCCTCTTGAGCCTTGCCATATGCGCCAGTCCCAGCCTGCAAGCCTGCACCAAGCGCTTGGCCAAGGGATATGGGGGTTGTTGATGGGCCACCTGCTTGGAGCAGGGCCGCAGCCGTGGACAGCAGCGCTTGGCGCTGCATTGACTCTTGTTGTTGAGGCGTCAGGTACTCACTCAGGGCAGACGTGCCGCCGCCAAAAATGTCGCCCAGCAAGCCAAGATTGAAATCTGCCATGATGTTTTTCCCTTAACCCAAGCCCAGCAAACCGCCCAAGATGGCACCATAACCAGCGTATTCCTTGCCACCCAAGATGCTGCCCAACTGAGCGCCACCAAGAGCACCGCCAAGACCACTTGCCATCTGATTGCGGTAAATCGGCGTGGTTGTCGTGCCGCCAAGGTTTGGCACGTTCTGTCCCAAAGCACTGCCAGTCAGGCCAAGGCGCTCGGCAGCCAGGTTGCGTGCAGCGTCAAGCCGCGCCTGGGCCAACTGCTGGCGCTGCTGCTCGGCAGTCATCACGGCCTGCGCACCCGTCATGCCAAGGTTTTGCTGTTGGGCACCCAAAGCACCCAACTGGCCCACGGCAGTCTGGCGTATGCCTGCACCAGCAATCTGGTTGGCAATGTTGGCCCTGGCCGCCTCCATGGCCCTGGCAGCATCAGTCTGGCCAAGCCCGGCAGCCGTGGTGAATCCTTGGGCACGCAACTGGGCAGCAATGTTTGCTACCTGGCGCGTGTAGTCCTCGTTTGCAAGTGACTCAGCCACTGCCTGACGCGAACCGCCAAATGCTTTAGCCCCAATTGCTTTGACCTGCTGGGCCTGCTGGGCAATCTGGCGCTGACGCTCAATATCTGCCAGCGTACCCTGCACAACTTGTGTCTCGTAAGGGTTTTGATATGCACCCATGTACTGGGCACCCGTCATGGCCTGGATCTGCTGGGGTGTGTAGCCAGCCTCTGCCAGTGCCAGCTCGGCAGCCCGGTTGGTGGTCTGTTGACCAGCGCCGCCAATGCCGGTGGCCGTGAGCTGCTGCTCTGCCGTTGCATAGCCAGGTGTAAAACCCTCAAATTGCCGGGTTCCAAGACCCGCCGCTGCGGTTCTGGCGTCAGTTAACTGCTGCAAATATGCGGCCTTAATGTCAGGGTCAATGGACGTTGAGCTTGTTGAAGATGACGGCGTGCTGCTGCCACCCAATGCCTTTGCGGCCAGACCTGCGCCTATGATTGCCTGGGTTGGCGTGATATTACTGAGAAAACTGCCACCGGCAGCACTGCCAGCACCAGCAGCGGCACCGCCAGCAAGACCAGCGCCAGCAGCGCCAGCGCCAGCAGCGCCAGCGCCTGCGCCACCAGCAGTCAAACCAGCCATAGCGTCATACGCAGCCAGATCGGCAGCGCCTGCACCAGCAGCGCCTGCTCCAGCGCCACCCAATGCTCCCATAATATATGGAGCTGCAAAGTATGCTCCAGTCCCCAGAGCCAAAGCCTCTAGCGGCTTTTCTGTGGAAAATTTTAAGGCTGCCTCTGCTGGCTTTGCCAACTCTGCGAAACCAGTACTAATACTTGCCGCAGGGGCAGCAACAAAGTTGGATGCGGCCTGTCCTAATTTATTTAATGCGCCCATTTGAACCTCATTGTGGCTTCGTATGTTCTGAACAATCCATCATCAATCTTCTTGATCTCTGATGGGTAAGTGAGTTGTGCAATCAAGTCATTGATTCGGGGGTTGTCGTAGAACGTGACGGCATAGTCATACCCATGCTCCTTCAAGTCATCAAGGTACTTTTGCACATTGGCAACAAGGTCTTTTGCGCGCTCACCATTGATGCAATGAAACTCGATGCCGTTTTTCTCAATCTTCTTTGTCAAGATCAGAGTGTCACCCTGACGCACAACAAAGTTCCCCGTCTTGGGCGCATTCATCAAACCATCAAAATAGGCATCAACCGTCATGGCAAAGCCGCCATAGTTCTTCGCCAGGTCTTCGGTGAGGATTTGCCTAATGTCTTTCATGGTCAAATTTTAAGCCTCAACGCTTGCCAGCGGCGATCACGTCCAAACGGTTGATGCCGACTCTCCAGTCATCGAGCACCGCCCCTGTGTACCTGACCTTGACCTGGCGACCAGTAAACCGCACGTCTGTCGGCTGGCTTGCCGCATAGGGTCCGTAAGTTGTCTCAGTTGAGGTTGGATACATTCGCGTCTTGAACGACACAACAACCTCGCCCAGTGTTTGCTCGTCAGGGATGATTTGACGCACCCGCATCACCTGCTCACCAGTTCCGATCTCCACCGGGCCAGACTCGGCGTAAGGCGCGACAGAGTCATACGCAAACCCAACCTCGTGCTCGTAAATGTACCCGTCAGATGAAACCATCAAGGGATTCAAGTAGACGCCGCGGTCAGTTCCCGCGGTGCGAGCCAGACTGCCAATCGACCAGTGGTTCTCGCGGTAGTTGTAGGTGACATATGAGTCATTTTCATTTGACTGGCTTGACGGGTAAAACCAGATGATCTCGCCATACTTTGAGTTGTGGACGCAATAAATCTTGCTGGCCTGGTTGTAGTTGATGTTTTGGAAAATGTAGTCACCAACATCAGAAACCAGTGGCTTGACATACCCGTCATAAACCCAGAAACCTGATTTGCTCATCCAGATCGCTGCTGTGTCAATGGCCGCCACAGACTGTGTGGAGATCAACCCGCAGCCAGACCCGGCTTTTTCAAATGAGTAAACGTATGGCAGGCCAATGTAGGTGCCAACGTGAACGTCAACATCTGTAAAGAGCAGATTGACACCTCGCACGCGCTTGCCTGCCTTGAGAGAACCGACAGTTGCAAGCTCAAAATCCCCTGCCTGGTTGGTGGCTGCCGGGGTCCATACGGTGTTATTTTCCTGATCGCACCACTGAACCTTACGGGGATTGCCACCAGCGCCCAGCGCAAATACAAAGCGCTCTGCCGTGGTCATCACGGCATTGCAGCCTGTTGGCGCGTTGGTGATGGCAACGGCCAGGGTTGGAGTTGAAAATCCCAATTGCCACTCGTAGAGCTTGCCATCAGCGTCTGAGCACGCGACCAGGTACTCGCCCCAGGTATCCAGACTCCAGGTCGTGGCTGGCGTCACGGTGCCAGTGTCAGGCCTTGCTACACCATAGGCATAGTTTCCATAAGTGGAATACCCATACCCGGTCTTGATGACGGCATCAGCAACACCGGCAGTCAAGCCTGTTGGCGTAATGTCTTTGAGCGTGCCAGCCTCATTCATGGCGTAGAGCTTGGAATTCGTACCGGCAGCGATCCAGCGGTCCCCTGAGTTGTCGCGCCAGGTGATCAGTCCCCGGCATGACCCGGTCAGTTGGCTGCTCGATCTCTTGCGCCATCCACCCCAGGGCCGCAAAGTACCCTCAAACCATCGAACCAGGTTGGCGTCAAACCACCGCCCGGCTGACTGATATTCAGTGCCGTTGCGGTACACGCCTGGGGGGATTCTGAGTGCGGTGAGTGCCATGATGGGATTATGCGGAAAGATTCGATACAAAACTCACGGTGGCAATCACTGATGGAATCGCTGGCCTGGTTGGACTGGTCCCGGCAGCGTACTGCTCAATGGACACACCAACGTCTGATGGCCGCCACATGAGTTGCAGGTAATCGTTCTCGGCCAGGTCCACAAAGTAATTCAATGCTGCAACAGTGTGAGATGGATCTCCAGCACTTTTTCTTTGGGATAGACCAAACCTTGAGTTGGACTTTGCAATGTCAGTGCCATTCTTGCGAAACCAGACCTCAACGTCTTGCGTGTCATTTGTTGTGTTTTTGAATTGCACGCTGAATTGCACGTTGTACAAACCACCCTGGGACACGTTCAGACGTGATGAATTTGACAAAGTGATCCCATTTGAATAGTCTGTCGTGTCAAATGTGATGGCGTAGGCAGTTGTCGTATTGGCTGCCGTCTGGTCTGTCCCATCTTGAAACGCGCCATAAGGCAGGTTCAAGTACTTGCCACCTCGAGGCCCAAGGACCGTTGACAAGATATTGGTCAGCTTGCGAAAGTACACCAGCAAGCCGCGATGGGTTTGCGCAGTCAGGCGCTCGTCATAGACCTGACCCGGTGAGGGCAGATCTGGCGGTGCCGGGGTTTCGAGCTGCTGATACAGGTTTGTCATGTCAGGACTGCCAAAGCCTCATTGGTGTGTTTGATGCGGTCTTCAAGGCCAATTGTCCCACCGTTGATCTTCTTGGTGAGTGCTGCCCAATCCCCGGCCTCGGCCAGGCGGTTGCAGTCATGCGTTGACCAGAACCAGCCTGCCGTTAAGGCAGCGTACTTTGGCGTGGCCACCAGCTCGGGCTGCATGACAAAGTCAACGCCCAAGGCTTGGCCAGCGTGAAAATAATTGCTGTATCCAGTCAATTGGATGCAACCTCTGCCAAAAAAACGGTGCCCATCCCCTGATGCCTCGTCACGATTACCCATGCGGTTGGCATAGACCATGTTGGCGATCTTCTTTGGGTTTCCAGCGTACTGGTTGGCAATGTCAAGAGTGGGGAAACGCTTGGGCCACAACTTCATCAGAGTGGCTGCGCGGTAATTCAAGTTCTCTTGCAGCACCTTGAAGTTCCCACATTCATGGCCGCACTGACCAATGAATGCGGCCTGCTGTCTCTTGGTGGATATATTGAACCGGCCAAAGGTTTCATTGAGCGCATCAACCCACTCAGGGCCAATGTGCAGCTTTTTGAGTTGATCAGCGTTGACCATTGATCTGCTCCCTCACTTTGTTGTAGGTGTCGATGCAGGCATTGAGCTGGACTGTGTTTCTATCTCCTTCAATGGCGATGGCGACAACAGCTTTAATAGCCTCTCGGTAAGGGTCGGGTCTTTCTTCTCCCCGATCTCTGATGGGAGGGCTGGCATCTGGGGTGGTTTGTACGCAACTTGTGGCGGCTGGGATCGGGAGGCGCAACCGGCCAGCATCAACAAGAGCATTAATGTCAGACTGTTTTTTGTTGATCTCATTCTTGGCCTTTCGCAATGTTTCTGTTTGGTTGTTGAGAGACGCTGCCATCTCTTGCTCTTTGGCGCGTGACTCTTCATTGAGCTTGGCAATATGAGCCTGCATCTCAGCGTCACGGTCGGCATATCCACTGTGATGGCCATAAACGTATGCACTGCCAACAGCAATCATGGCCGCAATGATCAGGTATGGATTCACTGCCCGGCCTCACGTCTTGCTGCCGCGATCTCCTCGCGGACGTGATCTGGTTCCAGGTGCTCGGGTGGCGTGGTCGGTGGAGGCGGTGGCGTCCAGCTCTCATCCAAAGGTGGATTGATCCAGACTGGCAAAGCACCGCTGGGAGGCGCAGAAACAGGCATAGAAGGCGCTGGTGCAGCCGGGGCAGGTGTAGGTGGCGGTGTAGGTGTAACGGCCTGACTGACGGCCCCCACGGCACGCTTGCCAACAATGCCGCCGATACCGCCAACAATCAGCAACACAATGTCATTGAGCATCTTGGTGTATGCCTGGTCAATGGGTGCCATTGACTTGATGGGTTGCGTCACAAACGTCACGCTGTATAGCAGGGCGATCACAATGCCAAACAAGATGATGGTGATCATCACCACAACAAAACCCCAGATCCTGACCTCGATCTCTTCGGGGCTATATTTATTTTGACTTGACAACATCGGGTTCCACCTTCTTTTCAAGCACTGGAGCAACAAGGTACTCTGGGCACGTCTGCGTGAATTGACACTGAGGTTTTTGGCACTCTTTCAATTCAAAGTTGTTTGGGTTCTGGCAAACGTAGCGATAACGATCCTCGCACCCAGCCAGCACCATGATGGTCAGACAAAGCAGCATTCGCATTTACTCTTCCTTCCTGTTGGCCTGATCCATCTTCTTGCGTTCTTCCTCAAGTTGTTTGCGCAATCTCTCCATTCGCTCAATCTGCGCTTTGCTTTCCTTTTGCGTTGACAAGGTATCAAAGTACATGATCCCCACAATTGGCAGCATCAAGCAAAACACCAAGACCATTGCGATGAGCGCAATCAGAAACCCCATCGCACTTTTCTGTCCATCACGAGGAGTGACCAGAACACGCTCAGGTAGACGATTATCAACAAGGCGGCGGCCAGGTAGATTGCTTTGTCTTGCAGATCCCCGATCATTCTTCTTCGTTGCCATCTTGCCTGCGCCTCACGCTGATCACGCACTTCCCTGGCTTGCTCTTGCTCAACTGCAATCTGCTCGCGCATCTCATTGAACCGCGTCCACAAATCTCCCAACTCTGGCGGCGACTGATAGATCATTTGCTCGCGCAAGTCAGTCTCCATCTGCCTCAACTGGGTGAGCACAAGGGTACGCTGCAAGGCACGCTCGGCCAAAGAGTCAACACCTTCGTATACCTCTTCTTTTGACTTGCGTTCTTCTTCTTTATAGAAGTCTTGGATCTGCTGCATATGCCGCATGAATTCACCCAAGCGCTTTGCAATGTCACCCATGACCTGGTTGGGGTCGTAGGCTGCAACTTCCTGGACGCGCTTTTGCTCTGCAATGATCTGCTTTTTTTGCTCTTTGGTTGGGTTTGGCCCAAACATCCCAGCAATTTCATTGACGATCTTCTTAACGTCACCGGCAGTGTTCTTAACATCCTTGTACGTTGCAATGCCCTGTTTGATGGCGCTGAATGCGCTTGAGGCCATAAGTAGGATGCTGATTGGATCCACATCTTAGATGCCAAGCAGTTTTTTCACAATGTCAGCGGCAACGCCAGGGCCAAACAAGATGGCAGCGATAACGATATAGAGCTGGATCTCGATCTTTTGCATTCGGCTTTTTCCAGACTCGAGCTTTTCCTCAATCGCTTTGTATCGCTGATCGCAAATGGCCTGGTGGATGGCGAATTCTTTTTCCACGCTGTCCATTACCAAGGTACTCCAGTGGCTTTAACAGGGTTTTTCTGCAACTCAATCTGAGCAGCTAAAGCCTCTTCAACAGCGTCTTTATCAACACCATTGGCCCATATCCATCCCAATACAGTTTCTTGTGTCAGAGAGGCGTAGGGCACTGTTGGAGAACCATCACTCCATGAGCAAGTGTTCACAATGGATGCAGAGTAATCCCCATCTGTTGCAGTTGCTTGCCAATGGGCGGTTGTGACAAAACCATCTGAGGTTTGTCGGTCAAGTTGAGATATATTCCAAACGATTGTTGACATGATTAACTCCTTTTTAAGTTCCTAAAGCGCCAGTGACTATTGATTGCGCCGTGACTGCCATTGCAGTAGCACTTCCCATTGTCAATTGCAATGCACCAGAAGACACTGAATAAGTTCTGGAGGCAGGGCTTCCTTGCTGAGTGTTTGATGAGATAACTGCAATTGTGTTGTAGCTTCCCATTAACAAGTCTGCAAAAATAGCACCCGAACCTGTTCCTGTTACAACAATCAATTCTCCAAAACTCATTGAACTTAAGATTGTTGTGGCGCTGTTTGCAACAGATGCAGTAGATTGGCGCTTTAATCCACCAACATTATTACCACCTGTTCCCGAGCCACCAGTGAACTGTGCAAGTTGGTACATGACGCCGTTTGATGCGCCTTGTGCCAAATTAAATTTGGCGCTGGTAATGTTTGCAGTAGTCCCCAACAGCAAGTTACCGCTGGAGTCGATACGGGCACGCTCTGTATTACCTCCAGCATAAAACCGCAAGTCAGCAGAATCTAATGCTTGCCCACCAGAGCCAATACCAGCGCCATCAGTTGATGTTCCTGCTGTAAAAAGAATCTTTGCGCCATCATTTGCCGCTGTACCACCATTCTTTAAACGCAATGTGGTAACAATGCCAGAACTATTTGTCGTGCTTCCAATGGCATCAATCTTGAAGCTGGGTGATGTTTGGTTAACACCCAAATTCCCACTAGCATCAAGCGTCATTGCTTGGGTGAAGGTGATTGCGTTACCTGCTGTTCCTGATGGGGCGGTAAACCATGCCGCACCTGCTTCATTCAAGCGGAAACGACTAGCTGCACCACCTGTGTAACTGTAAATCCAGTTTGTACCGTTGTAGTAACCGTTCCATGTAAGCGAACCGTCACCAGAGCCAGCGCCACTAGAAGATAAAGCAAAACCGCTAGTTCCAATTTGAAATGCTTTTTGCCCACTTGCAGTTCCCCAAGCACTAGGCGTAACACCCAATCCCAAGTTACCTGCGCTGTCAAATCTTGCGATCTCAGTCCCGCCAGTAGCAATGGCAACAGTATCAGCAGCGGGGAACAAGATGCCCGTGTTGGTATCGCCATCATTGGTAATTGATGGGGATGCGGCAGACCCATCAGCAAACTCAACAGTTGCCGATCCAGTCACTGTCAACGTCCCAGCAACTGCCAGCGTCTTGCCAGCTCCAACATTCAATCCAACGCTGGTGCCAGTGCCATCGCCCTTGAATACTGCGTCAACAGTGTCAAGGTCAGTATTGATCTTTGTGCCCCAGGTGTCGGTGCTTGCACCCACCTCTGGTTTGGTCAATAAAAGATTGGTCGTTGTCGTATCTGCCATTTTTTACCCCTATGCGGCCTGCTGCCACGATGTTGAATTGTCTGCGATCTCGGTCCATGTTTCAGTGGTGTCTGACTCTGGAGTCCATGTCTCTGCCGTGTCTGACACTGGTGACCACGTCTCTGGTGTATCTGACTGGTCAGTCCAGGTTTCAGATGTATCAGGTACTGCACCCCATCCAAACCCAACCATTACTCCAGCAGATCCAACCGCCTCATTGCCGATTATCGCAACTGAGATGACGTTTGACGCACTGCCAACTTCACCAGTCCCAGAAACACCTGTAATGTCCTGGAAAGAAATCACCTCTGCCGACATGGTGCCAACAGCACCCGTGGCAGCGTTGCCAGTTGTTGCCGTGGACCTAGAAACCCCAACAGAGTCAACAGCACCCGTGGCAGCGTTGCCGTTGAGGTCAATTGACCTAGCAGGTGCAACAGTGCCAACGGCCAATGTGGCCGCATTGCCGGTGACTGCTTTGGATGAGTCTGGTGCCAGCGTGCCAACGGCACCCGTGGCTGCATTGCCCGTGATGGCAATGGTGATGGTGAGAGTGACGGTTCCGACATTGCCGGTGGCAATGGTGCCATCTTCTTGAATTGATCTGCTGGCTAGGACGCTGCCAACGGCACCAGTTGCCTGGTTGCCGCTGATAACGACATTGCCTATGCCATAGACGCCAAGGCCGTAGTACCCTGTGCCGTAAGCAGCCATGGCGCTGCCCCTTAGATCAAGCCAACCGGATCAGGCCGGTGCTTGCATCATTGGTTGGCATGGTCAGCGTGAAGGTTCCAGCAGTCACGGTCTGGCTGCCGAAAGTGTGGACGCTGACTGCCTTGTTTGACTGGGTCGAGTTGTAGATCAAGACTGCATCAAAGGCCGTTGAGAGGGTCACCGCGCTGTAACTGATGCTGGCGCTGGGGGTAACGAATGCCGTGGTTCCAGAGGTGCTTGGAGGCGTGCCAAACGTCACTGTGACGCCACCAGCCGTGTATCCGGTGCCGGTCACTTCACCAGTTGAGCTGTATGCCGTGGTGGACGCATTGACGGTGGCGCTTGCCAGGTACAGGGCAGCCTTGAATGTGTCTGCCGTAGTGGCAGCTCGGACAACACCAGTGCCAAAGTTGTGGTGGCCGACAAGCAGCTCACCCTTAAAACTGGTACACATTGCCTGAGTATTCGCCATGATTTACCTCTTAAATTTGTTGACTGATGCCGTCAGCAAAGACGCCACGTTTCAGCACCATGTTGACTGATCGATGCACCAACTCACCCTCATGCCAATACTCAACCCAGCTCGTTGTCTCGGTATCAGTATCAATAGACCCCTCACGCTTTTCCAGCAGTGACTCGTCCATCTCGCCTTTGGTTGTCGTTACCATCTAATCACCCAAATGTTTTTGCCCTGGTCAGCAATGCACCGCCACTGGTTGACCCTCGATCATCTGCAATCTGCAACTGATCCAGGCCTGCTTGGTACAACGATGACCACACCGTAATTCTCGCATCATCTTGCAGGTAAGGCGCAGCCTGGAGCAATGCGCCGTACAGGTAAACGTCAGGCGCTTGCGCCAGCAGCCAGTTGGTTGACACGGTAGATGACAACTTCGTCAACTTGGCGTAATACGCAAGCTCTGCGGTATAGGCAGCGTCAGGAATCGGCAGGACTCGGATCTGGCCGCCAACAATGCCAAAGAAGATCGGCACGCCACTGGATCGGTACTGCACGCTCAAGGCATCAAGTGAATCGACAGTCTCAAACCCCAAAGGCGTGACAGGGTTGGTGCCGGTGAGCTTGATGGACTTTGTCTCCAGGAAATCATCAGGCACCGCGCTGTACTCGGTGGAGATTGATGCCGTGGATCTCACGATCATCTGCCGGGTGCGCAATTGGCGCTCAATCTGGGCCTCGGCCAACGCGATGAAATCAGGTATTACCGTTGTCAGGTCGGTGCGGTTGAGCCAATCGCCAACTGATGTTTTCAGCTCGGTGTATGTTGTGAGTGCCATCAGCTTGCCTCTTTTTCCATTTCCTCTTTGACGATCCAGGTGTGCTCATGTCTGAATTCAAACGTGCCAATGTGGCCGATCTCTTTGCTCACGTCATGGTCAATATACACCTTGAACCCAAGCTCTTTTGCCTTCTTGCAAAAGAACACGTCCTCGCCCATGTAGCCCCTGGTGTCGTACTGCCAAGGCATATCAAACCAAGGTTCTGACATACCCTCAAAGACGCCGCGCTTGATCAGCATGATGCCGGTGCCAACGCTGCCAACTTCTTCCAGACCAGTGGATTCTGGCATTGAATAGATCGGTTTGCGCTTGCCGTTCTCGTCATAGTTTTGCGCGGTTGGACCTGTGGGCATTCTGCGCCTGGCGCAGTTGGCCGCAACCAGGTCAACGTCATGTTTCAGTAGCCGCTGGATCATGTCCTGGGGAAAGGTCATGTCTGAGTCAATGAACAAGATATGCGTGCAGCCTTCACGCAACGCATCCAGGCACAAGTCAGCACGCTGGTTCTGAATCAGCGTGCCCTGCAACAGTTTCAGACTGATGGCATCAGTGGTGTTGAGCGTGTGATACGCCACCATGTTGACCATGCAATATGTGTAATTGGTGTGTACCTGGTCACGCGCTGGCGTGCAAACGGCAATGTAATTCATACTTGGCCAGGCCTCACGCGAAAGAATCGATTGTCTGGATCGTTAAGCCACTTCTTCATGTAAGCCTCATCATCGAGCTTGCCTTCAGCCTTGAGCTTGTAATACAAGGCCTCTGGGATGCTGGCAACGTGATGCCATTCGCCTTGCCAGTTTGCCCTGTTGTCAATCGCTGCAAAGTCACGCTTGTTGGCCTCAATCACTGCCGTCACGTCCTGAGAAGTTTGGATCGTGGTTTCTTCGGTATCAGGATTGAAATGCCAGGTGCGCGTGATGCCCTTGTCGGGGCTTACATCAAGAATTATTTTGTCCATGTAAGTGGGGCCAGGTTTCCCTGGCCCCGTCTCCTAGTCAGTTATCAGGAGGTGACCAAGTCAGCGGCCAGGCCGTGGGCATTTTCAGCCAGCACTTTCAAGCCGTACTCAATCAACAACATACGCTTTTCAGCGTCACCAGTCTTAGCCAATTCGACTTGCTGGTAAGGACGCAGCACAGTCATCTTGGCGTAGTCGGGGTCGATCACCCATGCATCACGCTCGCGTTGGAACCTGTTGGCTATAGTACTCACATTTCCGAAATCTGAGACATAAATATCTACAGCGCCGATCAATGTTGCGGGTTTTGCACCGCCATCGATGTTGAAACGTGAAGAGGCAATGCCAGAGAAACCAGAGACGCGCTGCTTGTTGACAGGGCCAACCATCAGGATCTTTGGAGTGCCGCCAGCAGTCCACACCTTCTGGATGACGTTCTTGAGGATCGTCTCAGTGAAGGTGCGCACGTTGCCGTCAGTGCGAGCACTGTTGGGCAGCGTGGTGTAGCTGGGATCAACGCCGTTGGTCTGCTTGTCAGTGTTGGTCTTGACAAATGCGCCCAAAGAGGCAGTCACGCGAGCAGTGGTCGTATTGCCTGCAACAGCAACACCGCCATTCAAGAAAATGAATTCTTGATCGCGCTTTAGCTCGCTCCCGCGTTTCGCGATTTGATAAGCTAGTTCACTGCGGCGTCCTGCCTTGTTGACCACTTCCTCAGTGTTCGACAAGATGATGGTCTTGCGCGAAATCTGAGCATAGTTGGTCAAACGCACGGTGGCGGTGACAGCATCAAACGATCCAACGTCATCACCCTCGAGCTGCGCATTTGCTGCGGCATCTGCCAGGGTATCGGTCTGCCACTCAAACAAAGTGTTGGAGATGGTTTCGCGGCCAATGTTGGATTGGAATGGAGTTTCTTCGGGAGCAATGTTGGTGATCACATTGCTCAGGTCTTCGCGGATACCCTTTGCAGAGTAGCTCGTGAAGGTATTGGTGACGATAGTCATGGTGTTACCTCAAAAGTTGATAGATTGCGGAGGCCGCATCATCGACACGGCCAGTCTTTGCGAGACGCTGTTTGGCGCGAGTTGCCTCAGTTGTTTGGGATACCCGGCCTGCTGCACCTGGCTTGGCAGGCCGTGGACCGTTATTGGTCACGGGGGTGATTGCTTTTCGCTTGGTCATCATCTGGTCGTAAAGCGCTGCTTTACGCAACGCGACAACCGCCCTGTGATCCACAATGGCTTTGAGCTCCTCAGGTGTGAATCCAGTCTTTTGACCGAATTCGACCAGCATTTGCTTTTCTGCTTTCGCCTTTGCCGGGTCTTTCCACTCGGGAATGACCTCGAGCAGCTTTGTGTGCTGCTCTTTCAAATGCGACTCAAAATGCTGTTGCTGCTCTTGCTGCGAGAGTTGAGCCACCCGTTGCTGTTCAAATTGAATCGCTTGGAGTTTTTCTTGTCTCTCGCGCATCACCTCTTTTTGCCGCACCCACTCGATGGGGTCTTCTTGGTAAAGACGGTCCCAATCGACTTGAGGTTCAGCATTTTGGAGCTGGGCCTGTAACGCTCCCAACATCTGTGCGTACTGCGCACGTTCGGCACGCACTGCCTCAGTCTCAGCCTCGACCTGTTTCCTGATCTCAGCGATCTGCTGCGTTTTGCGTGTGTAGTCCTGGGTCCGTGAGTAACCCTTTTGGAGCTCGTCCAGCGTCACCTCAACTTCTTTGCCGTCAACTTTGACGGTGAAGACGGTTGGCTGTTCTTGCTCCTCGGATTCCTCATTTTCTTCGGACTGTTCCTCTTGCGTTTCCTCATCAGCAGCGTCTGCATCCGCTGATGATTCCTCGCTCAAGGCCGCGCCATCATCCTCTTCGGACTCTGGCAACTGCGTCTCTTCGGGCGACTGTTCTCCATCAACTGGCAGTATTCCCTCGAGAGCGTTGGCCGCTTCGGCCAAATTCATTGGACCCG